CCCAGTCTGGGACAGGGATCTGAGGCTTTCGACGCCTCCCCCGAGCACCAGGCGGTCCAGGGCCTGCCGGGGGTACAGCTCAAGGGCTCTGTTGAGAAGTTCAAACTCCTCTCGCCGCTTCCTTTCAACCTCCATCCCCTCCGACACAGCAAAGACATCTTGGAAGTAAGAGACGCCTAAGGCCAAGCAGTCAACACGGTCATCAAACTTGACGGCACCTTTCTCCCTGCACATCCTTGTCAGCTGATACATCAGCATCTTTGGTAGGCGTTCTTCGGGTGGTAAACCTTCGTTACTGTGGTAGTCCCATTTAGCAACAGCTTCATCGATAACAAGTCGATGTTGGTTGAGCACGATCTCAAGTGTGTCGATGATTCTTGCTTCTTTGGATGTACTAGCACGGGACTCTTCCCAACCAACACCGATGCCTGTCTCTCTTCCGTGCTTGATCAGCATTTCCATCACTGAGCCGTCACCGAAGTTACTTTCAATGATGCCCCGCTTAGCCCCATACCGCTTGCACATCTCCAAAATGCCCAGCAGGGTGCTATCTGCATAGCCGTCAACTGAGGTAAACACCCTTCTAAGGAAGATGTTTCCGTTTATTTGAGAGAGAATCATTGCTACCGTTTCGTCCCTACCCCTACCGGAAGGGTCAACAGCAATAATTGTGTCTTTCCATTCCTCGCTTTCACCCAATTCAGCTGGTCGATACCACCTGTCTCCGGGTAGAGCTACTGCTGGAAGGTCCAAAGCATGTTCCTTGTCGGCTCTCCATACCACACGGACGGGGCCAACCCTTGTATCAAGGGGAACGCATGGGATGTCTTGCAGCCTGAGGGGGAACTTAAGGGTGTCAGAAAGTGACGTATCGAGCATAAACTGCAGCATAAAGTTGCTGCGGCTCATGGATAGCTCTCTTTCATTCAGTTCAGAGCTGGAGAATCGTGTATCAGTAGGGGCATCTTCAACAGCTGTCCCATTTTCGTAGTCAGATACAAGCTGTGGTGCCAGAAGACCTTCATAGGCAACCATTTTCTCCTTCTTTGGGTAACGAGCAGGCCACACAAATGGTGTATAAGCTCGATCCTGAAGGGTCTTGTAGATGGTAAAGATCGTTTGAGGGGTGCCTAGGAAGCTGATTGTGCTGTCAGGTTTAGGAATTAGAACACTTTCACCTTCTTGAACCAGCTGCAGAAGCTTCTCACGCATGAAATCCGTAGCTGAGTTGCCTGGAATTTCAACGTCATCGAAGATAATGTCATTGGCACGGCTACCTGCAATCTGACCAGTGATACCAACACTCTTCATTGAAGGTGCTTGTGCCGGTTTTGCCCCACGTACATCGAAGCTCACACGGCTCCAGCGCTGGTCGTCATCCTGTGGAGCTAAGAAATTGAGCCATTCAATCTCCAGGATGCACTTATGGCAGAAGATGGTGAAGTCATCGGCCCTCTGTTTTGATGCCGATACGACAAGAATCTTCCTATCTGGGTCGCCGTAAAACCTCCAGAGCGCAAAAGCAGCAGCAATCCAGCTTTTACCAAGACCACGGAAGGCTCGAATCTGCCTACGCCGGGGGCCGTGTTGCATGTAATCAGCGATTGCTATCTGTGCTCTTGTAGGCTTTGGTAGCCCAAGAGACTTCCACAGCAGCCGCAGAAAGATTTTGAAGTCCTTTTTTAGCCGATCTTCAGCAGAAAGCTCTTCGTTGTTGCTTTTGTTGATGGGGTGTGTCATAACTTGCAAGTTTGAGTTGGAGTAGAGGTGCAGTGATCGAGGGAGCTAGCCCCCGGTGGCACCCCTCCAAAAGCCCCTCCAGGGGGCGTCACTGGGTCGATGGGAAAACCCCCCTACCGCGAGGCAGAGGGGTCTCCGTGAGGCTTCCTGGCCAGCCCTAGAGGGCACCAGGGTTTGAACTGGGTCGAGCCTCCCGGCCTCAGGCCACGGCAGTGACCCGAACCGAGACGCCAGTGCCGCCAGTCAGGGTGGAGGTCACGAGATCGCCCACCGTGTAGGCCCTACCAGCGCTGTTGCCGATGGCTACGGCGGTCACTACACCAGAGGTGCGGGTGTAGTTGATGGTCAGACCTTTGCCATTGCCGCCTGTGGTAGCTGTGTTGGCAGTAGGAGACGAGAAGCTGTAGCCAGAGCCACCAGATACGATCTCCAGGCTCAGAACTTGGCCGCCGGACTCTTCAGTAGAGGCAAGGCCAGTTTCACGAGAAGCCACGCCACGCTCGGACAGCACAAGATCAGCTACTTCGGCCCGAACATCGTTCAGTGGGACCAAGATGGTATCAACGCCATCAGTCAGCGATACATCCTGAACACCAATGGAGGTGTCGAACTTCTGAATCTTGCACCTACGACCGGGATGAAGCGTGTTGGCGTCTCCGTATTGGGATTCGCCTGCAGGTTTGGTTCCGCGCATTGTACTTAAAGCGAGTTGAGGGAAAACGGTGTTGTGGTCTTGGTGGGTGAGGGTAGGTAAAACAGTAGCAGCATCAGTGTTACTTCTTACCTCTGTTGCGTGCTCGGTTGGTACTAGGGCACTCAAGGATCATTTTACCTGATTTGGTGTGGCTCAGATCCTTTCCGCCTTTGCCCGCTATGCCCCGCTTGCGTCGTTCGGTCCATCTTTCTTCAGACGCATTTTTCACCGCAGGCTTTTTGTTGTACTTGCGTTGATAGGCGTTCTTCTTCTCGCGGGACTTCGGGTTCTTTGCATAGTATTTGGCTGACTTTTTCATCACTTATGCCTGCATTCGAGTTTGTAGGGCTCTCGCTTTGAAGCGAGTAAGATGTTAATCTTATCACACAAGGTGAGGAGTGCGCGCTCTTGTGCTTCAATCCTGAACTGGAGAGAAACATAAGAATAGACAATAGAGACCAGTAAACCAACGAGAGAAATGAGCAACTCATAGCGGAGTCGAACACTGGTACTTTCCAGATCTGGTTTGGGTTTTTCATCAGCGGATGACATGCGAAACATCTTCTTCTTCCAATTCAATTTGGGCAAGTAACCCAGCGAGAGGAGAACCTGCAGTAGCCACTCCTGTTATGTTGTTTTTGGACAACCAATCAATGGCAGTTTTCAGATCCTGGGTGCTGCACTGGCTTTTCAGTCTTACGCGCTCAATCAGTTCATTAGTGACGAGACCATGTAGTTCGTTGAACTCTTGTTCGGATGCTTTCTGGGACATTTTATAAGTTGGGATGTAGGGGGTACGAGGAGTCTACTGCATCTTTGTGTCGGTCCGTATTGGCCCCATCTGATGGTGATGATGATGATGATGGTGCTTATGAGGACCGGACAATCTGCAATAAAGGAGTGACAGCAACAGGATAGAAGGACCTACCGAAAACGCATCAGAATGCTCAAGGTTCCACGGTGTACTCTGCCACTATGTCGGCGTTAATGGTGCCGTATGAAGTCAGCCTAAGCACGGCAACCTTTGATGCGGCGATGTTTACTGGCTTGGCGGTTACGAACCTCCAGTCAGCAGGGAATGTCAGAGTGCGCAATGTTGCGCCATTGATCAATCGCAGTATCAGCGTTCGCCCGGTAGCTGGATTGCTTGATACCAGTTCCAGGTTCCCAGTCAAAGTGATTGTTCGATACTGACCCGTAAGACTCGCAAGGTTTAGTGTTACCGTCGCAGCATAGGTGATCGCACTGAACGATGTTGCAGGCTGTAGACCAGCAACGTTCGTTGCGACCAGAGGCAGTGTTGCATCTTCTCCTGACGAGCTGCGCACTTCACGAGTGGCTGAGTCGTAGGTGATGTCAGTGCCGGGACCGGGTTCACCTTGTCGCCCAGTAGTAAAGGCAACAAGTTTTGCTCGATCTACCGTAATGTTCGTCGTGTGTCCGTGGTTGGCAACGTGCATCGAAACTTCATCACCATCATCTAGCTCTATGATCCACTGGCTAAGCAGTTTTCCATAGTTAGTCGATCCCGTGGTGACACGGCATTCGCTTGCCGGGATGGTGACGCCATTCACCGCTAGGCGTAGACCGAGCACTTGGTTGTTAGATGAGCGTACATCAGCACTACCAATCACTGTTAGTAGCTGTGCTGTGCCGGTGTCGTTTTTAAGGGCTAAATCCTCTCCCGTGCCCTCAGTTAATCCATAGGAATTAGCAGCATCAAACGTTCCTGGGAGATCAATCGGGTAGTAGATGTCGCTGGTTGCTACGCTAACAGTACCTGTTGATTGTCTTCCGATCTGGCCGTAGTAGGCCGTGCCGTTTCCGTCTTCCCCTGGTGGTCCCGGTATAGACGGTGAGATGTAAAAAGACATTACATGCTGCTCCTAGGTGTGATGTAAAAAAATCTGCTTGCACCAAAGAGCTTAGAGGACATGTCACGCCTCCGCTTTCTTTGGCCGGTCGTAGGTCAACAGTTCACCTACACGCTCTGTGGTAATTAGACCGGCATTAGCCAGTAGCTCCAGACCTTGCAAAAGACGAGGATCATTGAGAGTTACCTTTGCATGGGTGGTCAACTCGTCTACCAAGGTATTCACTTCGGGAGACTTTTCGGCGGCTTCCAGGATAGAGGCATATTCGGTAGCAGTAAACCGACGCACAAAGGCACCAGAGGTAACAACACCAATACCGAACTGTTCAACAAAGCTCCAGCCTTGAGTTTCCAAGAAATCAACAGCAAAAGCCTCAGGAGTGGTTCCGTTGCGGTTAGCCGCTTCGATCCAGCCATCAATCAAGAGGGGATCAGTCAATGTAACAATCAAAGGAGAAAGAGTCATGGTCGTGAGGTAGGCGAAAGGCTAGTGTTTGGATCGATTACGCCGCTGTTAGCGCAAAACCGTGTAGCGGGGTCGGACTTATAGACCGGCTTCCAGCGTCAGTACGCGCAGGTCGTAGCTGGTGCCGCTAGCTGGTGTGAGTGTCCCCAATTAAGGGGTTAGAAGGAAAGGCCGTTTTAGTACGGGAGTAAGTTGTCGTTTGATTGGCGATACGAAGCTATGTGCTAGTGCCTCGGGTTACTCCCAGTCAGGCTCGGGCTCGGGCTCGGGCGGTGCCCCGAAGGGCGTCCCGTCCGCGTTGAACTGCGGATCAGTCTGGCCGATGTAGTACGGCCCCACGCGGTAAGCCTCCGCACGCTGACGCACGGTTTCAACCACGCTGGCAGCGAAATACTCCTCAGGCGTGGCAGCAGTTGTATTACCCTGTGCTAGGGAGAACTCAGCCACCAGTGCAGGTAGCAGTTCGTCGGGAACGGTCAGAGAAAAGGTTGCCATGATAACGATCAGGAAATAGTTGCCTTGATGATGGCGAATGCAATCACCACCGCCTCGGCCAGATCACCTGCGGTGACGTTCCGAACTGATATGGTGGCCGAACCAGCAGCGCAACGAGGAACAAAGTTGTAGGTGCCGAGGGTGCCACCTGAAACGTGGTTGAGTATCAATACATCAGTGGCGGCAATCTGACTGTTCGTCAACACGAAGGAAACCGCTGTGTTAGCCGCGAGGTTGGCAACGTTCATCGTTATCTGCCCGCAGCGGGTGTCCAGCGTCACCCCCGTACTCTTGTTGGTGACTTGAGTGACTGCACCGCCGGCGCCGATCCCGTAGCCGAATGGCAGCGTGAACCGGGTGCCAGTCGTGGCATCGAAGATAGTGTTAGTGCCAGCAAGAGCGCCGTTCAGGTTGTAGACAAGCTGCCCAGTAGAACCGCCCACCAAGGCCACAGTCCCCGTCTGATCAGGGAATGAGATGACGTTGTTCTTGGTCGGCGTTACACGCTGAATTATTGTAGTGAAGCTGCCGCCGTCATCAAGTTTGATGTCACCCGGAACCTGCAATTCACCAGTGATCCAGCGAAAACCGGAAACAGCACCGAAGGCGCCATCCAGGTTTAGCTGGATATCATCACTGCTGCCAGCAGGGTTGCCGCCGCCGGGAGTCAGAAAAATAGCCATCAGACGTACTCCGTGACCTTAGTGAACCCATTAGCGTTGGCCCAGATGCTGTAGATAGCATTCAGAACGATACCAAGCGTCGTCATGCGTCGTTCCTCCGCACGGTGAGGTACAGCTTGGCCAGCCGGCACCCGCCACCGGCCTGTGAAATGTCAAATCGCAGAACGTCGCCAGCCGCTGCTGTCGTGATCGCCAGCGTGCCGCTGCTACCCGTGGTGCTTCCCACCTCGATCTGTGGGCGGACGCTGTAGATCGAGCTGGCATTCAGCCGGGCGTTGACCTGAAACGCCGATACTGATGCTGCAGTATCCGCACCGAGCGCTGATGCCAGGATCTGCGCAGGCCACTGGAACGTATAGGTTTCAATCCCGCTCTCTGCAGTCGGATCGACCTTGCTGCCGCTCAGGTTGACCACCAGCTGATCCGTATCACGCTGATGCTGGTGGTTCCCCAAGGCGTAGTCCGTGCCGCTACCGATCTCTGCAGTAGCCGCCAGCGGCTGCGGGGCGGCATTGGTCGGGGCGGCGCCGGGAGTCAGTAAAACAGCCATCAGACGTACTCCGTGACTTGAGCAGCGCCATTAGCGCTGGCCCAGATGC